CCACGGAACAACTCCTCGATGGTGATCCGCTTGTTCTTACTGGCAGCAGCAACCTCGCTGATGTCAACGATGGGCAGGTAGTCACCAGCCGCTGGTGCAGTCAGTGCTGTCAGATCCGAAATCTTACGGTCAGCCATTGCTGGAGCAGTCCTTTATGGCCTACTCTACTGCTTCTGGGATTTCAGGCGCCACAAAGCTGCCGTCTACATATCCCCAGCCAATACCTGCGCCATCCTGCAATGGCACCAGATCGCAACCTTCAGGTGGTTGCCATGATGCCTCGCCATCCCAGATGGTGACATTGATGACGATGCCGTTTTCGACGATTGCGTAATTCATAGTCATCACCAGATGTAGACGATGCAGAGGCCAGCGCCGCCAGCACCACTGGCAACTGCCGTTTGATTAGAACCACCGCCGCCGCCGCCGGGCACTGATGCAGCGGTGCCGGTGTTGGATGTAGAGCCATCACCGCCGTTCAAGCTGTCGCCACCTGCACGTTGAGTGGCAGAACCGCCAACAGAAGCGGCGCCGCCGCCGCCGCCACCCCAGAAAGCAGCCGGGCCATTGCTTGTGCCGCTAGCGCCACCGGCACCGCCGTAATCACCTGTATCCCCTGCATTGCCGCCGGTCAATGTAGAGCCGTGGCCAGCACCGCCTGTACTGCTAGATCCAGCAGCCAGGCTGCCGCCACCGCCGCCGCCAGTAGCAATAAGTGTGCCTCCCACATTGGTGCGGCTGCCGCCAGCGCCGCCGTAAGCAGTCATCAAGCTGCCGAAGCTACTGGTGCCGCCGACGTTGCCGTTGGCATCAGTAGTGGATCCAATCGCTGCACCACCTGCGCCGATTGTGACCGCAGCAGAACCGGGCAAATCAGACAACTGGAAAAGCCGCTGCACGCAGGCACCGCCACCACCGCCACCACCGGCTGTTGCTCCGTATCGCGCACCACTGCCGCCGCCACCCCATAGCGTGATCAGTGCAATGGTGCCAGCGGTGGGCTTCACCCATGTGCCGTTGGACGTAAATACCTCTTTGGTAGAGCCGGGCGGGATGGCATTCCAGCTTGCAACAGTGCCATTGGTGGTGAGGTACTTACCGCTTTGGCTGGTCTGCGATGGCAGCGTGCCCTCAAAGGCGACGGTATTGCCGACGATGGTGCCAAGCGTGATCCACGCATTATTGGCAGCGTTGCGCTTTTTCCAAATCGGGTTGGCGCCGCTGGTATCAATCCAGTCCATGAACGCCACCGTGGTGGATGGCGCGGTGCCGCCGCTGTTAGCCGAAAACAGTGCGGCCAGGTTGTTGTTGATGTCAGCGCGGACCGTCGGGAATGTATCGTTTTGAACGGTCTGATCAGCTTGCGCCATTAGACGATCTCTCTGCCGTAGCCAGTAGCAGTGTAATCGCAACTGCGAGTCACGCCTGCATTGGCACTGTTGTAGAAGTTTACGGTGAAGCCGGTGCGGCTGGTGGCGGTGACCGTGTAGTAGTCACCAGTTGCCATGTTCGACGGGCTGATCACGATGTTCGGCGTCTGGTAAAATGCCTGGGCAAACGTGACGGTGTAGGTGTTGGCGCCGGTCCGGTTGCCAGATTCAACCCGCTGCTGCAGTTCAGCCGTTGCACCCAGGTCTGAAATTGCCAAGCCAACGAGGTTGCTTTCAGTGGCACCAATCACCCGCACTTGGATGGCGCGTGCCCGGACCACTGCATTGACGAACTCGTTCCACGGTCCCCACGTTGGCGTGCCGGCTGGGTTGTCGTTAGTTGTGCGGACGTAGGTGACGCAGTTGACCTGATCAAGGTCGCTGCCATCGAAGTTGCCGGGCTGGTCATCAAACAATCCCGTAACACTATCAAAGTTGATTGACGTGCTGACCGGATAGCTAATGATTCGGCGGCGAAGGTTGATGTCATAGACCTGCGTCAGGTCCAGCGTGTCCTTGTAGACATAGGTGCCAGTCAGCGCAGTTGCTGGATTCAAGTACAGCGCAACTTTGCCAGCGTCATAGATGAAGTTGGTTTTAGTACCATCAAACTTGGGCACCAGGTTTTGCTCTTCCCAGACCTTTACGCTCAGGCGTGGCTGCGGCGTGGGCAATGCTGCATGGATGCCAACCGGCACCAGCGACCGCACGCCGGACTGATCACGGAAGGCGACGAAATAAGTACCCGCTAGCAGCGGCACCTGCTTCTGGGTTTGGTTGCCAGCCGCTGCCTGCACGATGGCGTTACTGGTTGACCACTCCGCTGCTGGCATGTCACGCGGGTCATGGCGAATCAGCACTTCACCGCCGATCAGCACATCAAGGTCGGTTGCTAGATCCCACTGGATGATGGCGGTGCTTTCGTTGATCGGCACCAAGCTCACACCTGTTGGGTTGGCAGGTGGTGCGCTTACGCCTGTCACCGAGAACATCATCTCAGCCGGTGCGCTGCTAATCACCTGCGTGGAGCTGATTGCATACACCTCCACTTGGTAGTTGCCGGTAGTGACGTCCTCGATTTCGTACAGCGGGCCGTATTTACGGACCTCGGTCCAGTTGCCAAATTCAGCACGCCACCGGATGCGGTACTCATTGACGCCACGCACACCCTTCCATGTGAGTGCCAGCTTTGTGGTGACCCGACCGTTAAGGGGATACAGGATTTCGGTGCCGGTTAGATCCTGCGGCGTTGCAGGTGGCTCGTTCAAGTTGGTGATGTCGCGGGCTTCAAGTGGTGCGCCACGCTCTACATAGTCGTACTTGCTGCTGTTGTAGCTGACGGCTGTAACTGAATAGTTGATGCCGTCTTGCTCTTGCAGACCCAGCACCTTCCATTGCGTTGGTTGGATGTCATCGGTTTCGACCATCCATGCGCCACCGTTTTGCGGTGCCATGCTGAGCGGTGGCGTGACCGTGTACACACCAGCAGTCAGGTCTGTGATGGTGCGTGATTCAACGATGCCGTCATCCAGCACCACGCTGAGTGTGCCGGTTGATGGCAAGTCCGTCGCATTGTCCACCGTGACAGTGCTTGCGGTTGCAGCGCTGATGCGTCCAGCACGGCGGGCGCCAGCTTTTACTGGGTCGGCAATGTTGATGACAGCGCCAGGGCGAACGATGATGCCGTTCTCCAAACTGGTGGTGAAGCTGCATACTTCTGTCTCATAGCGTTCGGAGTAGAGAATCCACTCGCCCACGCGATGCGCTTGTGACCGGCTGGTGGTGGCAAATGCCGTCACTTCTTTGGTCACCACGCCATAACGGGCGATGCCTTCAGGATCTTCGACTACTTCCCGATCAATGTCGCCCAGCTCTAGGTTGAGCCAGCCAACAACGACAACAGTTGAGCGGGTTTTCAGGCTGCTGGTTTCGTAGCTGAAGCCGTCTTCGCTCACATTCGCAAGGCTAAACAGCGCAACCGGATCCGATGGCCGGTCCTGCATCATGCTCAACGAACCAGCCGCCCAATACGGCATGGCACGGAAAATTGAGCACATGTCACTGATCAGTTTGTACGCTTCTTCTTGCGTTTGAATATTAACGTTGCAGCTAAACCGTGGCTCGCTGATTGGATCATTTAGGCCAGTCGATACCAACTCAGAGCAGTATTTGCTGGCCTGAAAAAATGCCCACTTGTCGAGCGTGTTTGGCTGGATGTGATCACCTAGGCCGTAGCGCCTGCTGGTCAGCAGATCCCACAGGATCCACGCAGGGTCACTGGTCCACTTTGCAGCGCCAAATGTTCCATTCCAGATGCCGGCATAGGTAAGCCTGCCAGTTTCTAGGTCAACGGTTGCATTACTTGGGATGGCGACTTTGATGCCGCGAATCTTGTATGCACGCTGCGGGATGTTGCTGAACTGCTCAGCGTCAATCCGTGTGGCGACGTAAGCGGTGTTTGGATACTTAAGCTTTTTGTAAATCAGCTCGGTGTAGCTAGACCATGAGAAAGCATTGGTTTCCTTGATGCTGACCGGTTCCGCTGATGTGCGGCTAACGCGGATGTCAACAGGGAACGCACCAGCAAGGTCAACAATATAGTCCCGCTGGTACAAGTCAGACGTGCGGCCTGAAATTGTGTCAGTGATCACGGTGGTGTAACTGCCACCGAAATAACGAACTGCAATCGCTAGCGATAGTGATGTGCCAACGATGTCGCCGTTATCGAGTACCTTTTGCAGCAACGGCACACTTAATGTCAAACGGACGGCGTTGACATTGGTGTCAATAATGGTCTTGACAACAGGCGTTGCAAGCGTCACGGATTGGCTGACCGAAATCTCCTCTTCAACGGCATCAAATCCTGGCACATATGCTTGGCTTTGCGTGCCAAATTTGCTGACAACCGTGACGTTTTTGAAGTTAAAATCTGCGTCTTGCGGCAGCGTGTTATCGGCGGCAGCGTTAAGCAGTTGGGTTTTGTTGAAGTAGATGTCCTTCATCGACGCATTCATGTATTGCGTCGTGCCAACTGTCAGGCCAAGGCGTGATGGCGTGGCAAAGCCTTCGATCTCACCTTCGCTGAGAATTTCAACGATCTTGGCGTAGGCCGTTGAGTCGAGGTTGTCTTTGGCTTCTGTGGATTTACGAAAGGCGCCGCCGCCTTTACCCTTGCCGCCACCGCCAGCACCATAGATACTCATACGCCTGACACCTGCACAATGTCAGCGCCAGCACTGACAACAATGCCGCCGACCAGCATTTCCCCGAAAACTACGGGGACCGGCACACCCGCCCGTGTCGTATTTTGAATCCCGCTAAAGCTGAAACTTTTTTTCGGGTCGCCTTCGTCTACGTCTGTTTTGGGTGTTGGGGTTAAAAGCTCTGCAACACCACCAAGAACCAAGCTAGTGGCAACACCCGCAATGATTTTCACTGCCGTTGGTCCGAGCCACGCCGCCGCGCCAGGGATGGCAAATGTAGCCACAATCAACGCAATGCCCAGCAGAATCCGCCCGATTGCCCCAGCACCAGCGATCACGGGCACAATCTCAATCTCGCGGCCCATTGGGTTGTGGACATCATCCAGCGTCAGATCTTCGCCAGCGGTGTGGACGCGGTAATACTGCTTCGCCATGTGGCCTTCAAGCTCAGGCCAGTTGGTCACTAGAAAACGAATCGCTTCAGCGGCAGTGGCAACATCTGCCTCTAGCACCCGATGGCCGACAAACTTAGCGAGGGCGCCGTACAGCTTGATCTTACGCAGCATGACGCAACCTCCTTCCCACACATTTTAGGGCCCAACCTCCAAGGATATCCCTAGATGACAACCGTCCTTGCAGATGGTGAAGCATCATCTGGTCGCCTAGGTAGACGGCGCAGTGGTTGAGGCCGGGGCTGCTGATGCTCATGAACAGCAGGTCACCCTTTTCTAGTTCTTCATCAGGCAGCAACTCACGGAAGCCGGTCGCCTTCCACCGATCATCAAAGTATGGTTTGGCCTGAAAGTCTTCTGGGTTGGTGCACCGTTCCCAGTCGCGTAACTTGATGCCCTGCTCGGCATACCAGTCCCGAGCTAGTGTCCAGCAGTCATGCACCGCCCACACCCACTCGCGGCCAATCAGTGGTGCCTTGTATCCGCATGGCTTGCATTCGCCCCATGCTTCGAGGTTGGGGTTGACGATATACCACGGCAAGCCGCTGGCTTCACAGGCAGCACGATCTGCTGGTGATGGCTGCGGCGGTGTGCTCGGGTGGCTGTGGACAATAGCCAACACCTCGCCTTGATCTTCGGCGGCGGCATAGTCCTCGGTTGACAGCACAAACATCTGGTCTGGTGTTGCCGCTTGATTGCGACAGGGGATGTAGTGCTCGCGGCCTTTGATGACCACCAGCAACCCACAGGCCTCGCGGGGGTGTTCCGCTTTGGCGTGATCCAATGCTGCGTCGCGCCAGTTCATGGTCCTCCGCTGAATGTACCAACGCCTGGGAAGCCGCCAAACGGTAGTTCAGCATTCTGCCCAAAGCGCAGGTGGCAGCTATTGAGCCGCTTGCCGCATACGTCACCAGATGCGCTCAGCACTGGCTGGTCTGCTGCATCGAAATAGTTGGTGCCGGTGTAGCCGCATTCAGCAGAGCGATACGTCCATGGGCATAGGTTGGCGATGCACTGCCGCTTGGGTGCCCGCACACCAGCAAGGTCAAAGCTAGCGGCCAGTTCAAATTCAACAAGGTTGCGGCCTTCGGCACTCTTGCGGTCGATGTAATAAATCTCACGCGGGAACTCGGCGCTGCCATCTTCGTTGGGATTGATCGGCTCCAGCAGAAAACTACCGCCATCCTCAAGTAGCAACGCATCACCGTCCTCAAGCAGCAGGATGTCGCCGCTAACTGGGTAGTTAGCAGCATCGAGATATTTGGCCAGCGTGCGGATGCGCGTTACTTTTGCGCCTTCCAAGCCAACCGGCAAACTGAGAATAATTGCCGTAACAGTGCCGAAGATATTACTAACGCGGATCTTTGGCCGCGGCAGTGACCCTTGGCCGCTGTATTCAAACCCGTCCGCTTCAATCGGAAACTTCAGGTAACTATTGCCGCGCCAGATAACATCACCGTTGTTGACTAAATTGGTGCCAGGGTGGAAGCGATAGATCTCATTGCTGCCGTGGATGGCTGCAATTAGTTCCAGCTCAAACAGCTCAATAATTGCACTGGGGTTTGCTGTCTGGAAATCACCTGACAGAATGGTGACCGCCATCCATGTGACAGTGCCATCAACCGTGACATTGCCAATCGTTGTTGGCCAGAATGGCTCAACAGCACTTGTCGTTCCAGCAACCGTACAGCGAAAGAAGAAGCCGCTAGCTGGTGGGATCGTTGCCTGTACAACATCACCGACGTTGTAGGCGTAACTAGCTTGCCACAGTGAAGGTGCGGTCACGGCTCATACACTTGGCGAAAAGTGGCGCGGATGACAGCGCGGAATGGCTCGTCGATTGTCTTTTGCCACTCACTGCATACCCACTTGTAACTGGTGCTGGTATCAGGTGGCGTCCAGTCAAACGACTCAGAACCACCACGGGCTTCAAGGAACGTTTCGATTTCGTCGGATACTTCCTCGGTTACGTTCCACTCCAGTGTCCATTCCTTGGGGTCTTGATTGAGGCCAAACTGCACACGCTGCTCGTAGCCATCACCAAAGCGCGTAGAGCGCACCTTAGGCGCACTGTTCTTGCTGGCGCCAACGCGTGGTTTGTAGTCGGGGAACGTAGCCATTAGCGTGCGAGAAGACCGCCGGGCCGCTGCTGTTTAATCAATTCTGACTGTACCGCAGCACTGATGACACGGCCAAGCTGATTGGCGCCTTGCTCATCACCAGCCACGCTACTGCCTTTGGCATCGACGTTTACCACCACGTTGGTGCTACCGCCACCCATCTTGTCATTGGCAACGATGGTGCCGCTGCGACCTGGCACGAACAACTCGGGACCACGCTCGCCCACCATGTACATCTGACCGCTAGACACCGGGCCACCCTTGGCACGGCCAGGCAGCAGATCCATTCCAAAAGACCCTGCGTTAAATGATGCAGCACCGCCATTGAAGGCCCCGCTGAAATTGCCAACCGAGCCAATCCCTGTAGCGCCACCGCCAAACAATCCGAGCAACTGCTTAAAGGCATACATGATGACCATCTGAGCAATAATCTCGGTTGCCATGTCAATAAATGACTTGGCTACATTTTGGAAAAACGATGCTAGTGCTTCTTGCACGCTTTGCGTTCCAGTGATGATTCCCTGGAAAGAAGAAGAGAACGCATCGCCAATGGCTTGGGCGCCACGTTGCGCCATGTTGATTGGATCTTGCAACTCAGCCAACTTTTCTTTGTATTCATCAATCTTCTGCTGAGCACGATCACTGGGGTCAAGATTTATATCTGTTCTAAACGCACCAGCACCGCCGGGCAGCATTTCGCCCATCGGCACTCCGGCAAGTTCATAAAAAAGTTGTAGTTGCTTTTTAAGCTCTTCGGTTTGCAGTTCTAATGTTTCCAGCCTTTTAATTTCATCATTGACTGCCATTAAGTTTACTTTTTGCTCTGCATTTTTCAGTTCATTTATTTCCCGTGCGCGATCTTGGTAGTCGTATTGAATCTGTAGGCGCTTGCGTTCGGTTTCAGATGTTATGCCAAGCAACACCGCCTGACGGGAAAACTGGCGGAACAGGTCATTGCCCTGTTCGGTTGACCGCTGCAACTCCTCCGCAAGTCGCTTGGCCTCGTCTGCTGCCTTGCTGGCGCCACCTGCCGCACGGCCACCGCCACCTACCGTTGCACCTACTGGAGTGCCCATTGCATTGAGGGCTGCAGGTTTAATGGCAAATGAAACTTGGGTTTCTGGTGCGCCATACCTGCCGTACATCCCAGTTGCTTGCGCATTTGGCGCTGCAGCCCTGCTGGCAGCACTACCTGCTCCAGCGGCAGCGCCTGCAAGCATTGACAGTGCATTGCCACCAAAAATGCTGCGGATCGGTGCAGGCAGATTATTATACCAATTAGTAATAAGTGCACCTAGGCCATTAAATGCAGCGGCGCCTTGAGATATAAGACCATTAAAGAAAGTGCTAAATGCACTGCTAGATGCACTGGCACTTGCCTCTGCTGCATTTGAGGTGTCCTTAAATGCGCCTTGAAATAGTTCCCTAATGAATTTAGCGATAGGGCTAAGCTTGGGTGATAGATCTTCATATGCCTTTTGTATATCATTAGCGGATGTCCTGGCGTCATCAGCCATGCCGTCAACGGCTGTCCTAAAATCACTAGCAACAACACCGCCAATGTTTTTAACAAAGTTCCTGAATGTTTCGTTAGTGTCGAATACTGCTTTACCAAGAAGCCCGAGTCCAAGGATTGCAGCAGCAGTCCATCCAATGCCCGGGATGGCGAGCATTGCCAAACTTAATCCTTTAACGGCTGGAATAATTCCTTGAATTATGCCGATAGCCGGTGCCAGTGCAACAAATGCACCGGCAAGTCCTGCAATTACTACTGAAGCAGTTTTAATCGGCCCAGGTAATTGGCCAAACTGTTTTAGCAATTCCGTTGTTGCGTTGATTACCGGCGTCAATGCTGGCAATAGCTCAGTGCCAACCGTTGCACTAAAATCTTCAAGCGCAGCATTGAATCTCCTAGTTGCTCCAAATGCTCCGCCAAAAGAAGCCTCTAGGTCAGCGGCACCTTCGGTCCTAATGCGCTTCAATGCTTCAATTAGCACTTGGCTGCTAATTTGACCATCGGAAGCAAGTTGCTTTAGCTCACCACGGTTTCGGCCTAATACTTTTGCAACCGCATCAAGCAATTGCGGAGTTGCCTCGCTAATTGCGTTGAACTCCTCGCCAGCTAAGCGGCCAGAACCAAGTGCTTGGTTTAGCTGTAAAGTAGCCGATGCGGCATTCTGGCTATTTACCTTATTAAGCGCCAGCAGCGTATTAAAGCCTTCGTAAACATTAGCGACATCTTCTAGGCTTGCGCCGGTAGGTCCAATTCGGTTACCAAGGTCGGTTAATGCGCTAAGAGATTCTGACTGACTAAGGTTAAACTTTCTAGCAGCATTAGCTGCAACATCTTGAATACCGGCTAGTTGCTGAAAGTTTTTGCCGAGCAGCTTAATTCTGGATTGCGCAGATTCAAGTTCAGATGCGTCAATAAATGATTTACGCAGTGCAAGTCCAACGCCAAGTCCAGCTAATGCATTGCGAAGCCCATTAAGCTTGCCGCTTGCCTGCTGGGCTGCGTCACCTTGATTGCGGATACCCGCTGCAGCGCGTTCGGCTGTTGATAAGAACCTGCCGTTTTCAGCCCTAGCCCTGCCGGTAGCATCGGTGAAATACTTAACGCCATTGGCGGCAACCTTAAACTTATCGCTTGCTGCCGCTGCAGTTGCATTTAGCTTTTCAACTGCTTGACCAGTCGCCTGCGACTGCGTTTGCACCTGCCGCAGTTTGCTGACCGCATTGCGGCTGTCAACGTTAATAGCAACGTTGGCGACAACCGACACGATCTACCTACGGCGTTGCTTCATTCTACGTTCCTGCTCTTCGTTCTGCAGCTCAAAATAAGCTGACCATACCAGCAACTCTTCTAGCGTTACCTCTTGGTTGAGCTTGGCCAATGAGTAACCAAGCTCTTTTGCAATACCAAGTTGCAGCAGGAGCAGGTTGTCTTTACTTAGCTCCCGCTTGAGTGCTTTTCATGTCAACCTCTTCCTCCTCTGGGTTAGTGATGATCGCAAGCATCAGTGTTTGCAGGTCGGCATCCATTACCTCATTTTTCAACTCGGCAATTTCACCTGCAGCAAACAGGCGCTGCCCTGCATCGTCAACTGCTTTGGTGACTAGCAGGTTCAATGCAAAGCCATTGGGGTCATCGCCGCCAGGCATCTTTTGTGCCCGCTCACGTTCGGACATCGTAAGCGGTGCCGAGTAAAACTCAAAATCAGTGCCATCGCTCAACTTAACCGTGCGCTTAACGGGCGTCAGGTTGGCGGCTTTCTTGAGGCGTGACAGTGCAGACGTGGTTGCCATAAATATGAGTGATTCGCTATTACTTTAAGCATAAAAAACCCCCAGCGCAAGCCGGGGGTCTATGTGATGACCGATCAAACGGTGGTGCTGAAGTCAAACGTAGGCGTGCCGCTCGGGCGGAAGGTGATCTCCACCTGCTGAGCATCGTCGGGGTTGATGTTCAGGCTGGCGCTCAGCAGTACAGCATCCATGCCGATGCTGCGGCTGAGGGCTTCAGTGGTGCCCTTGTCGG